CATGAATCCACCCACTATTAGGTTCGCCTGTATAGTATTCTAAAATTAGCTGGTCAAAGTCACAATGGTTTTCAATCCACAAAGCTACTTCAAGATTAGACACTCCAGCTATCTCAAAATCTGTTGCGTTGCCTGTAGTATGTTGTGATGTTTTTTTACTTCCTATTGCTTCGCATAATTCTTCAGAACGATAGCCAGATGTAATTGTAACAGGCTTATCAAACTTAATTCTTACAGGCTCTAGTATTTCATAACAAAGATCGCCTAAGTTTTTTATTTCTCCAGCACCAGCTTTATTCTTAATACCTTTTCTTGTAGCAGTTTGTGATTTTTCAAACTCCTCTAATGTAAAGTGCTTGGAAAGTTGCATTTAAACCCCTATGGTTTAGTTGGCCATGTAACAGCATTAACATCTTCAACAGTTGTTAAGCCATTTGTAATATCTCTTAATGCTTGTCTATAAGTTTCCCATTCAGTTTTATCTGTAATAGGAGAATCACTCATCATAACCCAATCAGATGAAGCTATTAGTGAGTTTCTTCTTTGTCTTAAATCTGCGATTGCTCTATCAAAAGCACCATCATTCCATGCTTGTTCTTCAGCATCTCTTTGTGCTTCTTCTTCTGCTGTAAAGGGTACTTGAACCCCATTTATTAAGTGATGTCTTGGCATAATTATTTATACTCCATTGTTAATTGTTAAGCAATACCATAAAGGCAAATATCTCCAGCATCTATGTTGCCAGATGAAAATTTAAACTGAACTCCATCTACTGCTAAAGTTGTGTTTCCATACCCAGCAGTAAATCCATTTCTTGCATAATTATCAGATGCGTAACTAGAACTTTTACATATAAAATGTTTAACAAATGTAGTGGAACTCGGATTAAATAAATGTAATATGGCACTTCCACTCTGGTCGTTATCATTACCAATAAATCTTAACATTGTTTGAAAACCTGTACCCTGTGCTAAATCACCAGAAGTAGAATAAAAAAATTGTGTATCACTATCACTCTCATCGTGCATAGCTGTAAAGTGGGTTGATGTTTTTGTTACATTATAGTTTGAACCACCATCAACACTCATGTTAAAAGTTAATTCAGCATTATCTGTTGCTGGGTGTATATTATTAAAAGTAAATACATACTCCTTATAAGTATCATCTAGCACCACACCATCAGAGCCATCAACAAAAGATAAAGTAGCAGATGAACTAGCTGTTAGCTTTTTAATAAATACCATACTTCCACCAAAGCCTGATGCCATTGAACCATTGTCGAATATTGTTGTGCCGTTAGATATTAGTCCCATGAGAAAACTCCTTTTTGAATTTCTATACTGTAACGAAGTGAAAGTGTAGCCATTATCCTACTCCATACATTTTGATTGTTCCTGATGTTATGTTGCCACTTGTTAATGCAAATTTTATTCTAGTAATAGCTGTGGTAGTGTTAATATAACCAGCACTAAATTGATCACCAGCATAGGTGCCTGTTATCATTCCAGCAAATCTTGACATAAAATGTTTTACAAAAGTAGTTGATGATGGATTGTATAAATGTAATGTTCCATTTTCACACTCATCAGAACCACCCGATGATAATACTGTTAATGGTTGTAGTGATGATCCTTGAGCTTGATCTCTATCAGCTAAATATCTTAAATCAGTTGCACTATCAGATTCAGTATGATAAGCATCAAAAAAAGTTGATGTGATAGTTTGATTATAGTTAGTATTTGTTCCTGTATCTACTTGAAATGCAAAATCTCCATTTTCATCACCACTTTGTATATTAATAAATTTAAACATATAAACATCATAAGTGCTATCAATACCTGATGTAAATGTAATTTCACTTGAATTAGATGCAGTTTGAGTAGAAAGTAATATTAGCTTTCCTGTTGGTACTGCACCATCTAAAGCACCATTGTCTATTAATGTTGTTCCACCTGATACTACTGCCATTTTAACTGTCCTTTATTCCATATAGTTTTATTGTGCCAGAATCTATGTTGCCAGAATTATTTTTAAAAATTACTCCATTGACAGCAGATGTTGTATTACAATATCCACCTACAAAACTTTCAATACTTTTATCATCTGGGTGATTTGAATTTGTTGTAGAAATAAAATGTTTCACAAATGTTGTTGATGATGGATTAAATAAAGTTAATCTACCACAATAATTATGATCGTTGTCAGTTGACATATCATTAGCTATATTCTGTAATCCTGTTCCTTGTGCTAAAACACCCGTAGCTTGAAATGTTAATGTTGAGGAACTTCCTGATTCATTATGTTCTGATCTAAAATATGTTGTTGTTTTAGTAACATTATAATTACTTCCACCGTCTGTGCTAAAATTTACGCCACCAAAAATACCTGATTGAGAGCCAGAATGATAATTTATTATTTCAAATATATAAATAGGATATGTACTATCTAAAACAACTCCACTAGTTCCATCTACAAATGAAATATCAGCACTTGAACTAGCAGTAATTTCTTTTATTAAAATTTTAGAACCTAAATTAACATTAAATGCACCAGCATCTAAAATTGTAGTGCCATTGGAGATAAAAGCCATGTTTAAATCTCCTCTAGTTTAAACTTATATTTCTTGCCTGATTTGTTATTAACAATAAATAGATCGTCAGAACCCTCTTGAATAGTCCAGTTACCTTTAGTGCCATCTATAGAGTTACCCTCTGATTTTGCCTCGTTAGATAAATGTAAGTCTCCTGTGTATATGTTTCTCCAAACAAAAGATGCAGTTCCTAAATCGTAAGTATCTGTTGTGTCAGGAACTATGTTTGAATCTACTGCTGTTAAATCTGATGCCACATCTCCAAAAGTTAAATTACCAGAACCATCTGTAGTGAGTGCTTGTCCTGAAGTACCATCTGCACTTGGTAAAGTAAGAGTTAAATTTGATGCTATAGAATCAGATGCTTTTAAAGAAACATAATTAGTTCCATTATCTGTGTCTTCAGGAATTCTTATTTCTGCACCAGCAGTTGAGTTTCCTGTAATTGTTAATGGAGTTGCAAGTGAAACTGTTGAATCTAACCAATTAACTGTGTTAGCTGTGTGGTCTAAAGTTGCAAGAGATATATCATCTGCCCCGTCATAATATTTTAAGGTTGGGGTAGTTGCTGAAGTTGTATCTAGCCAAATCGTACCAGCTACTGCACCACTTGGTCTTGATGTACCAGAATTAGATGTATTAATAGCCTCAAGAACATTGTTTAGATCAGTTCTAAATGAGGGAAATGATTGGTTCGCTATATCGTAATCGTGTTGTGCCATGATGTGTTTATACTCCTTTTAAAACCCTTTTGCAATAAAATCAAATGTTCTTGATATTGCTGTGTCAGAACTGTTAAAAAACGAAACATCAAAACCATTAACTGTTTTATTAGCAACTGTAAAATAATCTCCTGTTGCCATATTTTCGCCTGTAATTCCAACTGCATAATTAACAGATTTATATGGATTTGTAAATGTAACAGTATAAGTTCCAGCACCAGAAGTTATATCATTTCCACTAAATATTCTATCTTCCATATCTATAGAAACTGTTACTTGTGAAACTACAGGAGTAGATGCTAAATCTCTTGAAATTAAAACTACTCTAAATTTAAAATATCTTGCTGTATAATTTCCAATTACGAAATTTTGGAACGCAGTATAAGTAATATTATCATCAGAAGTTGCAATCTCAATATGAGCATTACAATTAGAACCAACATCTCCGTCAAAGTTAGAAGAAGCTGAATCAAATAACCCACTTCTATTATCAAATAAGTCATCTGGGTTATCTGCTGTTTGAGTTAATGAAGCTGTTATTCTTGCAGTATGTTTAGCACCTATATCAATTACATCTGAAAATAAATAATTACCACTTGCATAAAAATCAGCATTAGAAACACCAGAATCAAAAAATCTACTTGTCTCATCATCAAATAAACCAGAAGCTGAATCAAAAAGTTCTGAAGAATCTAATCTAATTGTACTATCTGCAATAACTGTATTTGTATTTGTTCCTAAGAAATCTGGGTGTTCTGATTGTGTAGCAATAGAATTAAAGTTTTGTACACTTGTAACATTAGAAACAATAGCTGTTGCGTTAGAACTAAAGTTACCAAGTTTATCTACTGCTTTCAAAAGATAAGTTCCAGCCCTAGCTGGTACAGATATTGAAGTTGCTGGTCTTGATACTTTTTCTACTAATGCTACTGAGTTTTGCCAATCAGCAGTTCCATCAGTTTCTTCACTAAATCTTAAATTATAATATGCTAAATCAAGATCAGGTATTTGTGTCCATGATAAGTGAGCCTCTTGTCCTACAATATTACAAGCAAAATCTTCTACATCACTAGGTGGTTCAATAGCACCAACGATTGTTCTTTGTGCTGATACATAAGTGGATGAAACTCCTAGACTATTTACAGCTTTAACTCTGACATCATAAGTTTCTTGGTCAATTACATTTAAAACTCTGTGAGTTAATCCACTTCCTTGTGCATATATAATAAAATTTGAATCTGTACTTTTTTTGTATTCTACTTGATAGTAATTTATAAATTTATCTGTACTTGCACCTATAGTTACATCTAAAGCTACAATTACAGTTCCATCATTATATTCAATTAAAGTATCATCTAATGTAACACTTGCTGGTGGTTGAATAGTAAATGGATTTGGTAAATTAGTTGTTGGTGTAGCAGAAACTTGGGTTTTAGTTGCCCATGTATAATGACTATCTTGATGTTCGATTAATGTTAATCCTATTGTATAATCTTCATTAAATGTAACTTCAAGCACTCTAAAATTTTTAGCAGAGAATCCCAAGCTACTATGCGTAATTGCAACTATATCCCCAACAGCTAAATCATAAGCATCAAAAGAAACATTAATAGATAATGTTAGAGCCTCTCTTGATCTTCTTAAAATAATTTCTGCCATTTCTTCTGCTTGATATGGAGATGTTATAGTTTTAAAATCAAATCTTCCTTCAAGTAATATCCCACCATCAGCAGATTTCATTGTTGCGTGTTGATCTGCACTTGGCAAACCAGAATCATCTATTGGTGGAAACTGAACTTCATCAACTTGGAAATTACGATCTGGATTAACAAAACTTACTATAACTCTATTATATTTATCATTTTTATTAGGAGAAGATAAACTATATCCACCAATAATATCATCTTCTGTTAATGTTATTGATGCTGTTCCTGTTGTTTCAATAATTAGACTATATTTACCAGATGAATAAGGTAAATAACCTCTACAGCCTTTAACTAATTCTCTAACATTTTCAATTATTTTTCTTGATGTATCTATTACTGAATTTGTATCAAAAATATTTATATCACTTCCACCAGAATATGGTGTTACTTGCGTCTCGCAAATTAATGAAGCATCATAAAAAGTTTGTAAATTAATATCAGATATTGATAAACCTTTACCATATCTTTCATTTGTTAAATAATCTAACAAACACCATGCTGGATTAGTTTGATAACTTGCAGATTGCTCTACTAAACTTGCATTATAAGTTTTAACCTTTTTACCTTTTATTTTTGCTTGTACTTTTGGTATTCCTGTAAATGCGTCTTGATTCCATTTAAACCTTAATGCTAAATAACAAAGACCAGATAATTTATGATTACTTCCCCAATTAGATAATGTTGATAATAAACTTGATGCAGATTGTCCATCAGTTCCAAAATGTGGTTCTACTCTTATCAAACTTTCTGCACTTGAACCCTCTACTGTTGGGTCAGCTTTATAAAAATTAGCATCTGAACTATTTACTTCTACTTCTGTACCATCGCTTAAACTAGATGCCCATGTAACTACTTTCTCATCTATTCTTATTTCTTCTATAGAATTTATTTCCCCCTCTGCTATAACAATAGCCATATAAAGATATTGATTTGTTGTTCCACCACCAGAATCTAAAAATACACGAGTTCCACCAATTAATCTTTCTCCATAAACTATTGGAATAGATGCGTCATTAGATTGTTTATTAAGTAATATACCTTTTTCACTTTCGTCAAAGTCTCCAGCACCAAAGTCAGGAATATCTGGTATAGGTATTAACCAAGATATTGCTTTTTGAACAATTTTAAGGGCTGTTTTAACAACCTTTTTAACAGTTTTTTTTATAGTTTTTACAGGATTCCAACCCATTATTCTCTACCCCATTTTATATCTAATACATTTTCAGAACTAAAATCCATTCCTACATCTGTACTAAAATATCTTTGTTGTGATGTATTATTTGTTTTACGACCATTCTTTTTTTCAAAATCAGCCCAATGAGAAACTATACTTAAATTAATTGTACTTGCTGTATCATTTTCTGCGATAGAAAATCCTTCAATTTGCCCTTTATAAAATAAAAAAGGATCAGAAATTAAAGCACTAGAATTATCTAAAAACCCTCTAAAAATATCTACTGTATCGTTAGTAATATTTTCATTTAAAACTGTAGATATAAAAGTTTGATCTGCACCAGATAATCCTAAACTAATACTTGATTTACTTAATTCAGTTTGTTCAGAAAATTCTGAAATACCCATAATAAAATCTGATGCTAAATAAGTTACTGATGAACCTGAAACTGATGATGTTAGTGGAAAAGAACAATCTGTTATATTAATAGGAGTGGAAAAACCAATAGTTATAAGATGAACAGGGCGAATATCATTTGTCGCTAGTTCGTTCTTTATCGCTGTTGTTAGGCTTCTCGTCATATAGTTCGTAATTAGTTTGGGTTACACTTTCTGTACCTTTTAACATAGTATATTCAAATTTGCTATTAGGTTTCTTGTATTCTTTAAGATCGTTAATAGTAGCATCTATTTGATCTTCATTCACAATAACTTCGGCAATAAAATCGGCAGTTATCTTGTGGGTTATTTTATATTTTTTCATTAATTAGAGTGCTTCTTCTAAATCTAACTCGTATTGATATAATAAATTTCCATCTTTGTCAGCACCAACAGTGCCAAAATCTTGAACATCATTTGTAAGATGTACTGTAAATGGAACATTATCATAAATTATATCTGATGAAGAAACTGCTGTAGTTAAAGGTGGCTCAATAGTTAGAGTGCCTGTAGAAATATCTGATTGATCTGCAACGACCATATAAACTTTGTCATGGTTAGCAAATTTAATATAATCTCCACTTAATAAAGTTCCTGTTCCTGTTCCACCTAATGTAATTGATGTTACACCAGCAGATGCAGTTCCATTTGGAATACCTGAGGCTGTACCTCTAGCATCTTCTACTTCTGGTGGGATTATTGTAAAATTTTCTTTTTGTGATCTTTGCTTCATTATAAAAGCCATAAGTTCTCCATATATGTCAGATCGTTTTCCTGTAATTATTTTAGCAGTAAATCCAAATCTTTGATTATCTATTTGTCTAGATAATTTTTTACCAGATTGGGATTTAGAAATAATAGTATCTTGGATAGATCGAATACCCATTGTTTCAAAATTAGCAGAAGATATAGGAAATGTACCAGCCATTATATTAAAGCCTCTCTACCTCTTTCATTAACAGCACTATTAATTAATTGAGTTATAGTTCCTCTTGATCTAAACAATAATTCTTCAAAACCAGAAGCATCTACTGTGTTAATATTAAAATTAACTGTAGTAGCACCACCATTTCCTGTACCTCTAGCAGATTGTGTGATTTGACCTGATGAATTAGGAATAAATAATTCTGGCCCTTGCTCTCCTACCATATAAGGCTGATTTTTTTGTACCGAACCACCTGATGCTCTTTTACCACTTGTTGGGCCAGATGAACCAAGTCCCATAGAACCACCACCAGTTAATATTGCAAGTAATAAAGCAAGACCTACTTGTTTCTTTAATTCTGATGTATATTTTTTAGCATTATTTAATTTTTTATTTTCTTGTTTTTCAAGATCAATGTTTAATAGTTTTTGAATTCCTAGTCTAATAACAACTTCAATTAAAATAGCTAATGTTTGGACAAGTGCATCTTGTACCATTCTTTTAAATGATTTACCTAAATCTTCTCCTAGTATAATTGCTCTTGATAAAGCATTTGAGAATGAAGAAATACCAGCGTTTAAACCCTCTTTAATTGAAAGAGAAATATTTGTAAATTTTTCTTGCAAATTTTTTAAAGCAGTATCATTCATAGATTTAAAAGTTTCTTCTGTTTTTTTAACTGCATTAGCCATTTCAAACATATGGTGGTTCGATACAGATGTAAATTTAACTATTTCTTTTTGTTCTTCTTTTATTTTTTCAACATTATTTGCCATTTCAAATAAATGATGATTTGATTCTGATAAAACACCACTTTTTATTTTTTCAAATTTAATAAAATCTTCAAGTTCTAATTTTTGTTTTCTTAAAAGATTTAACTCATCTTCATTTAATTTTTTATAATCTTCATAAACCATTAATCCTTTATTTCTTACATCTATAAATTCATATTCTTTTTTTAATCCATCTTCTAATTGTTCATTAATTTCTGCTAATCTTATTTTTGCTTCTTCAATATTAGCAACATCAATTAAACCACTTCCAATTCTTTCTTTTTTTAGTAAATCACTAACTTTATCAATTACAAAACTTATTGAAGCTAAACCTACAGCACCTTTTTTACCTAATAAAAAAGCACCAACAATACCAATTTCTCTTGCAAATTCTGGCATAGCCATAAATCCATCAAAGATACTTTTTAAACCTGAACCTATTTTATTTATTGTAGGAATTAAATCTTTACCTACTTGAACTACTCTTACCATTCCTTGTGCTAAATTTTTACCAACTGATGTTGCAATTCTATCTAAATCTTTTGCATTATCTTGTAAGAATTTATCTAAATCTCCAAATTGATTTTTAAGTTCTTCAAAGAATCCAGCTTCTAATAATACCTTTTTAAAATTAAATACTTTATCTCCTATCATTGAGAGAGTACCCTCAAAAGTATTTGCTAATTCATCTGTAGCTTTTCCAAATCTACCTTCTTTACCGAACACTCTTTCAAATGCTTGTACTGTTTCTTCAATAGATACAGTTGCACCAGCTTTAAAGCCAAGCATATTTCTTACACCTTTTTCTCTAAATATATCTGCTGAACCTATACCAGCACTAAATGATCTTTGTATTTGTTCTCCAGCAGTTCTAAAATCTAATCCTGTAACAGATGCAACATTCCCTGTTATCTCTAACATTTTTTGTAAGTCATCAGCATTATCTGTAACTGTTGCAAGAATACCAGCACCAGCTTGTATCTCCTCTAGTGAAAAAGGAACTTTAGATGCAAACTTGGTCATATTATCAAATGCCTTTGCACCCTCGTTTGTATCTTTAAGTAAGAACTTTAATCTTGTTCTTAAATTCTCTAATTGCTTTCCTGTATTGACTAAATTTCTAACGACTAGACCAGCACCTAAACCTAAAAAAGCATTTCTTAAATTAAATACAGAGTTTTTTAATCTACCTAAAGATTTTTGAACACCATTTAAAGCCTGTTTGGATTTATCTCGTGCTACAATGTCTATATTAAGTTTTTGTGCCATTATTTAAACTTTCTTGCTTCTGCTAATGAAGTTTTAGTTTTATACTGTTCTTGTTCTTTTTTCAAGTAAGCTAACCAAAGATTATAATGGCTAACAGGCATATCAAGAACTTGTTGAATTGTGATGT